GAAGATTTGTTCGGTGAGTCGCTCTTGGATTTGAGGGCGCTTACTGAAATACTCAACAATACGGTTAATTTTTGATAATCCGAGGACTTTCTGTTTAGGCACATATGCCACAGTAGCGAGACCATCAATGACAACAAAGTGATGTTCGCAATTGCTTTGGACATTAACGTTGCGTTCAACGACCATTTCATTGTAACGCATCTTGTTATCGACAGTCGTACACTTTGGAAATGCATCATAATCTAATCCCCAGAAAATTTCGTTAACGTACATTTTAGCAACACGCTTGGGTGTTTCCATCAAGCTATCATCACTTAGGTCTAGACCTAATACTTGCATGATATGGCTAAAACTTTTTTCGATTTCTGCAATTTTGTCTTTACGATCCAATGCAGTTTGAAATGTAGGAGTTTCTACTCCCATAGCTACCAAGTGCTGATGTACTTTTTGACCTAACTCAGGGTCGGTTTTCGTTTTGTTATATGACATATGTATCCTTCCTTACACGGATGTTATTTTTGAAAAGTATGCAACCTTTGTGTCGCATACTTTTATTTATCATTATGGCTTTGTACCACTAGGAAAAGGCCAATTACTATCTACTTCTGTTTTATCTGTTTCTTCATCAAGAAAAGGCCAGGCTGCAGGTTCATTTACTTTATCGTTAACGGTAAAAGTTGTTTCTATTGTTACTGAATCTTCTTCACCTTCAAACTCTTCACCAGTGTCTAGATTTACTAACTTAAGTGGACCTTGAAAAAAGTATTCTGTGTCATCTTGTGACCAGCCTTCTTCTTCAAGACCTTCGTAATAGTTTTCGTCCCAAATTTCTTCAAGACGTTCTTGTTCTTCTTCGTCCATGTCATCAGGCCATTCCCACTCAGCCCAACACCCATCATCTAATGATACCAACTCCCAATCACTATCTAACTCAAACTCATCAGGATTGTTTAAGTCAACATCAGGCATAGTGTCTGATTCTATAGTAAATGTGCCCCAGCGATAACCTTCAGTACGAATGGCAACTTGACCATCCTTATACCAAAATGATTTCTCAATCGCAGATTTTTTATATAAAGTGGATAGTTCCCAAGTTGCCATGATTAATTGTCCAATTCTTTACTTAGATATTCATTGATAACATCAAACAATTGTTCTTGTGAAGTACAAAGAATTTTACAATTCTTCCAATCGTTGTCATCATCACGACCACTAAACTCAACCATAAATCCGTTATCGTAACGATTAACGGTGAATGATTCATTTACTTTTTCTAACTTGTCTAATTGATTTGCCATTTCTATCTCCTATTAAAATTTGGCTTCACGTGTATACTTCCTATAATCGGTAGTCATGCGTAACATGTCTTCACCTTTCCCTTCAAGTATATCACAGATTCTATCGATAGTGCTATCATTACGGGCACTAATCTTACCCATGTTAGGGTGTGGTTTACGAATAAGTTTTTCTAACTTACTTAATGCATCTTCTAAAGACCAGGGTACATAAAGACGCTCATTGTCATTAGCAAAAGTTTCGGGAAAACTTCTATAAGCAGGATAAAGAACATTACACCCAAGAGTATCTGCCTCCGATGCTGTGTTACTGACCCAGTCCTGTAAAGCGCAATTAAACAGCAGGCGAGTGTTGTTAAGAAGATTGTAATAATCATTTTTTTCTAGGTCCTCATAGATAGTTAATAGTCCACGTTCTTGCAAACTTCTGGTACGTGCCATATAACTATCATTGTTAGATTTTAGTTTACTACCACTAAAAATTGCAAACTCAAGTTTTTGTCCAGGATGACGTTCGTGCCATAATTCAATCAAGTCCATATAGAAGTCAGGTTGTTTTTCCTGATCCCAACGTGCGGCAAAACCCACACGAAATGTGCGCTCATTAAATGGTCTTAATGGACCTTCTACACGACTGCGAACTTCATCTTTACCAAATGCCAATCCGCTGATATTGTAAATTGGAGACCTCCAACCTGCAATTTTCATGTGCATTACCATTTCTTCGTTAGTAGCAAGTACACCGTCAACAAATGAATCAACCATTTTTTCATAGTGACCCATGAATTCACTCATACCCCATACATGTACAAAATCATCCGGATCGATTGATTGAGCAAGACAGCGGACATATATCCTAGGGCGCATATTAGCATCAATCTGATTAAGTATGTAAGGAAGACTTTCGATTCCTGGCTGAAACATGTCTTCAAAATATATAACATCATCACTTGATAGTTCCCCTGCTTTCATCATTTTGATTAGATTCATTAGTTGCGACATACCGTAGTATGTACGACCATGTGCATCTAATACTTGCCCAGTAACGATTGCTTGGTCATTACTTAGTGTTTCGCCAGGGACAATAACATAGTCAATATCCCTACGTTCAAATACAGTACGATTCCACTCTTGTAATTGTAGAGTGTATCGTGCTTTATAAGGCTCAAGGCCCATGTAATATAATTTACGCATTATGGTCTACGATTCTCTTCCCACTGATTTTTTACAGGCTTGTCATTCATCAATTTAGTATATTGACGATAGACATAGCTACGTGGGCTATACAATTCAGCCTCGTTATAACGATATCCGTACTCTACACAAAACTCTAGATATTTTTCTAGGTCGTTAAAGATTTGACGAACACGATTGTTGGAGTTAAATTGTTGTTGCTTTGCCATTATAATTTCCTTTAAATGGATAGTTGTTGATAAGGTTTTGTTAAATTGTAATAAATTGTAGCACCGTTCTCACCGTCTTCTGAAACAGTAATCTCGATATTACGGTCGGGATATCTACTAGCAATGACTTCATAGAGGTCATCACTAATCATTTCACAACTTTTGTAATTCAACTCTAAGATGCCTTGAGAGTATTGATTCTCAAGCCAACGTTTAAATTGAATAAACTCAATATCCCTGTCGTTGTGAAATACTTCAATCGCCACATTAAAGTGAAAGATGTGACGATGTGGAGTTCCTAAAAAGCTAACATCATACTCATCACCTGTTGCAAGTGCTGGGTCTGTTGCCGCCGCTGGATAGCAATGAATGCCTTCCTTTTGAAAAGTTACAAAAATCATACGCTTTGCTTCCTGTGCAATACGTTGACGTTTTTCAAATAATGCTAGTTGTACTTGGCTATCCATTTTAATAATCCCTATCTAAGTCTATTGATTCATGGTCATGTTCCCATTGAAGTTTACGCACACGTGATAATTCTTTCTGATATTTGACTTTTTCATCAACTAAAGATGTATCACCTTTCTCCATACGTTCTTCAATCAAACGTAAACTATCTTCTAAAAATGCAATTCGTTGTGAATACATATCAATCTCCTAAAACTTCTAACATAATATCATCACTATCTTCAATAGTTTCTTCAACCTCAGATTGATTTTTAACTTCAAATAACTGGTCAAACATAGTCATAGCATTAACTGTTTTTTTACCACTAATACCTTGACTGCCACTTTGAAATTGTTTCCAATAGTTACTATGATAGTCAATCAAATCTAATGACTCCTGTTTAGTTTTCTTTGAAAAAATCTCATCAACCAAATCTGTAAAGAACCTATCACCTTCAAATTTATGTACAATCATTTTGGGAACAACGCCTTGTTCATATCTACGATTAGCCTCTTGTACTGCACTAATGTGCTGGTATACGTTATGACTTTGCAATAGAGTGTAACTTAATGTGTCCCAACTTGTCTTAGTTTCTTTGCCGTGCTGACCAATAAAACCTTGACCACGATAACATAAATCTTTCATAAGCATTATATCAGTTACAGGACTATCTGTAAACAACTTATGGATACCGTCTTGCAAAACACCATCTCTAAACTTGCGTGTGTCATTTGCATAACTTTTTTTCTCAGCGGTCTTTTCCATACTGTATGACCATTTTTTGTCATGTTCAATACTGTTATTGAAATATGCAAGACCTTTAGCCGCACTAAAGAATGGGCTTGCACAGTCAAATGTAATTTGAAGTTTTGGGTTATGATACTTACGTACAGCTTTTTGAATATCAGTAAACAATACTGCATACTCTAAAATACTTGTACCCAAACAATGAATCAAGTCATGCTTACCTTCTTGCAGTAAACCATCGTGAATAATACCAACCAACCTCTTTAGCATCAAGTGAATGTCAATCTTGTTTTGTCCACCAAATGCCCAACCATTGAAATGATTGTCTGGATAGATATTTGGGTCACAATACTTTTTCATTTCCTCATACCAATCGTTACTTTGAGTATGATTGCGACCTTGCAATACATTTAAAAATTTGCAGTTGCCGTTACGATTATTAATAAAATACTCATTATTAATATGTGTAGCGGCTATAGCCTCTTCAATAGTACTGATACCGTGGGCACTAGTTCCTGTTTTTGGGTCTTTGATGTGAAATGTAGTTAATGATTGTGAAGGAATATCTAAACACATACCATAGTCCATGTATGTGTCCATCCAGTTCAATACAGCCTTGCGCTTTTTCATGGCACGAGGACAGTTGGGATCCTTCCAGTCAGCAGGCCATTGACACTTAAGAATCTGAAACCCACCACTATCACCTAACATGAAAGTACCTTGTTCACGTTTGCGAATGATACTTTCGTTATGGTCATCAACTGTTGTATCTAAATTAGCATGACCAGCAGAGTATAGTCCCCACTTATAATAGTATAGACCTTCTTTGCTATTAAGAAAGTTTAGTTTTTCAACATCACCATTAAATCCCGCGGGGATACGTGACTGTTCAAAATAATTTTCACCCTCACGTTGCTTACCTAAGCCAGCAATATAAAAACTACTGACTGCAGGTAAGAACAATGCCCAATCGTTACTGTGTGCCGCCGATAAATTAATTTGTTCCAATTTTTTCTTCTTCTTTAATTAAGATTTTAACCATGTCAATTTTATTTTTATAGTTAGCTATATCATTATTCATTTGACTAACGATATCTTTGATAGTAGGATGCTTTTCACATAAACTTGCTAGTTCATTTTCTTCTTGCATCTTTTTCTCAGCCCACTTAAGTATAGTAATAGCATTTGCTGATAGATTAACTTGGGCACTACCCCCACCAACAGTCATCCAACTACTACCATCAAAGACTTTCATACTTTGACTAGGACCATCAAATGCCATCATGCCAGTAATGGGATTAGTAGTATTGATATAAGGAGTCGCCCCCTTATTACTAGTCACTTGCATGAACTCGCCACCGTATACGTAGTCAATCATTTTGTATTTGCTGGAAGTAAATAAGTATAAACTGCAAGACCACTGTCAACTACAATCTCAGTTACACCTGCATCACTAATGCGTACAGTTTTGTCGCCAACTAAATCTAAGATACTAATAAATTGTTTTACGGGCCATAACCATGGTTTACTTAGCGTACCTGTGACACCTGGATGAAACACAAAGTTACCACTATGTGTGCTTGGATCACCAAAGTAAATCTTTAAGTCACCGTTTTCAGTTTTAGCAAGAAAGTTTTCTTCTTCAGTATTAGCCTGTTGTTGTTTTTTCAAACGCAAGATATTTGTAACCATTGGTTGAAACTCTACGTTCCATGTAGTACCTTTAAAAGCTACATCTTTAACCTTCTCTAATACTACACTTTTAAGCATTAAACGATAGTCATTTACAAAGTCACCTGTATTTGTTTCAAAGTGAATTGTACTAGGAATGTCTTCGTTGTTTTTGTTGGTGCGAGTAACATTAATAATACTTGTATTATCATATTCCTCAAAACCAATAATAGTTTTTAACTTACCTAAGTTAGGCATACCAAACACACCAATAAAGTCAGCAATAGGACCCTTAAACGTACCACTGATGATAACGTTTTTGTTCTCAGTCATTGCATTGATTTTAGTTTCAGTATCAGTACCTGTAACTTTAATAAGTTCAATGTCACCTAGACCATATGTATGGTCAATTAAATCTTTTAAATAATCTTTCATGTTTTTCCTTTAAGTATACTACTTTATTTAGGTAGTTATTATGTGTATTATGATGGAATATATTACACAAGTCAAGTATCAATTTAACCAAACGTAAATAAATCATCAAATGTTGATTTTGTGTTTGTACTGGAACGCAAGTCCCAATCTAACACGCCTAACAAATTATCAATCTTTTCATCGACCAATGTTTTTTCCATTTCATCATCATCAAATGGTAATTCTGTGAACCATGCAGGAAGTCTTAACTCATCTGTTGGATAAGCAATACTCGTAAAGCCAAGTGCGTTGGGTTTAAGTTTACAAACAATAACCTTCATACCATCAACAATTTTTTGACTATACTGGTCACTATTGACTCTACGTAAATAATTATAGTTCAGTGCCGCACGAACATGACCGGGCATGTTTTCACGACCTTTTTTACTATTGGCTTCCTTTTCACCATACATGGTTAGTTTGTTGACTGATTTAGGACTACCTTTCGTCCATGCTGGACGCATAGATAATTCACGTTTAAACTTCTTAACAAGTTCAATAACTTCGTCACGACCTTTACCTTGTTGTATAACCATAGCCAGTACGTCCATTAAGAATTCCTGAACATATTTAGGCGTATCAGCACGTTTCAAGTCAAGACCCATAGCTTTGATATCGCCTTGCTTACCGTCTTTGTCTTTACGCTTACCCTCTTTATCAAAGATATTGATAGCATAACGTTTTTTTGTAATAAAGATGCTACGATCACCGATCAACTCACGACCAGCTTTGATAATTTCACCATTCTTACGTGGTGCATGAAATGCACGTTCCATAAATGCAGGAAAACTAGCATTAGCCTCGTCAGCAATACTATCATATAAACCAATACAGGTTTCTTTATCCCAAGTTAATTCACCACTTGCTATTTGTTCTTTAAGCGATGGAAACGCAGTAAAATAACAGCTATCAGTATCACCGTAAACAATTGCTTCTCCTTCATGTGTGTATTCGCCAGTCACAGTTTGATTGATTTGGCTCATCATGTGACGAACGATTTGGCGACCACTTAATGTAACACTTTGTCCTATGCGTTTATCATAGAAACGGCAATGTTCATTCAATAGTGCGCCATATGCAGAGTTAAGCAAAATCTTACGAACCAGTTGTCTTTTGTCCCAGTATTCTCTATCGTCACTGGTCGTTGCCTCTTTGAGTTTTTTCTGCATTGCTTTTCTATCACTATACCAGCGTGTTAATAAGCCAGGTACAATACCCTCTTTTTCATTGGTAAAAATTGTACCGTTCGCACTCAACATCCATGGTCTATGACTGTCAAAAATCATTTTCCATATCTCAGCCGCACTATATTCTTCGCTACGACCATCTTCATAGTCAATAATCAATGTAGTGCCACGTTCTTGGTTCATAATAGCAGTATATTCTAAACAGCCAAATAAACCTTCCCACAAGATAGCACCACCCACCTCATCATCACCGTCTTTATATCTTTTCTTTTCTTGGGCTAATCGTAAACCCTTTTCTTTCATGTATTGGGCTGTAAGAGTTTGCCTAACTTGACCGACGATTGTTTCTCCTGCCATGTTGAGGGCCCTAATAACCGAGGGATAGAGCGAGTTGATATCGACTGCACCGACCCATTCATGCATTCCTCTTTTGGGCGTAGCAACATAGGCACCTGCCGCTTGTTGTTCATCTTCATGTTCACTTCTCCTTTTTTTGTCTGGAACTACTAAACCTCGTTCGTGTGCCTCATTGAAAATTGCCATTTCAATCATAGCTACACTACCCATTACTGTTGGCAGTAATACTGTATTCTCATGCGCTAATTGATTAGCCAGTTCTAAGAATTTAAGTTTATTGTGAATTTTAACTAACAACATAGTATCCTGACGATTGTATTCAACAAATGTTTTGAAGTCTTTGTTATACAATTGGTCAAGAGTACCTTCGTATTGTGTCTTGTTTTCTCCTACTTCCATTTCACCAATAGCATCTAGTTTATAGCTATGGCGACTTTCGTAGTTGTACTTCTTGTAGAGTTGTAGATAGTCCATGTGAATGCGACCAACTAAATCATACGTTTGTTCTTCTTTACCAAAACGTTCGTATGCACGTGGTTTGGGAAGTTGTCCCAATAAACAAAACTTACGTGTATCGTCTTTACTCATCACACGTGTAACACGATTGACCATGTAAGGTATATCATAGCCTTCTGAATTCCAACCAGTCAACACATCAGCATCTTCAATCAACTGAAAAAATGTATCAAACATGTCTTTTTCGTTATTGAAAATAATAGTGTTTTCAAATTGACTTACAGTTTCTTGTGCAGTTTCACTACTCATGCTCTTTGGCGGAATAACTAATGTTACCAACAAGTCTTGCCAATCCAAATACATACTGATAGCAGTTACTGGATTAAATGGATCGCTTGTAGGACTAAAACCCTTTTCAGGATCAAAGTCTACTTCAATGTCAAAAAAACATGTGTGTAGTTTGGGCGCATCTACTTTAAGATAGTTTTCGCTTAGACAACGAAACACTACATTAACGTCACTTTCAAAGAGTGGTTTATTTGAATGAATGCGTTTTTCTTTTTCAAACTCTTGGCGTTTTCTAGTACTAAAACGTGATAAGGGATCTCCATAGATGCTACGGTATTTACCCTTGTTGTCGGGATAATAAAATACATAATTAGCAGGATACTCGTTGTAGTAACGTTTACCGTCACTACCACGTTCAACTACGAAAATTCTATCGTTATCCCTGCTATGTATCGCATCCACATAACTCAAAGTGTTTTACCCACTGTTTCTAAGATTGTGTTTAATTCTTCGTTGTCGGCGTTTGTCTGTGTAAGACTTGCCTTGTGTGCGATACGAATTGCTTTTTTAAGTACACTAGGTTTTACTTCTAGTTCTTCTGCAATTGCTTTTACTGTATCTGATAACCCTTCGTTGAGTGTTTCAACTTCTTGCATGACTGCCATGCCTTCGTTGATAAGTTGGGTTAGTTTAATCTTTTGGTCACCGCTAAACATTCTTGCTGCCATATAAACTCCTATAAAGAAGTACTTATTATACGACAGTTGTGCAACAAAGTCAAACTTTTTGCGAAATTAGGTTACCGTTATTGGAAAATTTCGTGATGTTCTCTACCAAATATCT